CAGCTATCGGGTCCTTTTCTACTATGACTTTTATTCTGCCTGTCATTACGGTCTACCTTTTGTCTTTATCTTTTGAACTGTGTTTGTACCTCGTGTATTACTAACCTTTTTGAACGGGTGAGTTTCAAAAGAACGAGGTGTTGCACCCTTGACTTCTGGCATATTATCGAAGTCTCTTTGTTTATTTCTTGGTCCTTTTTGAACAACCATCTTTTTACCTCCTTCTCAGATATATAATGGTTTACGTTTCCTGTAATCACCTGCTTCTGGATTGTTGTTATGCTTATCATTAGAACCATCCATTGCAAGTTTATTCTTCTTTAGATACTGCGACTTTTCTTTCTTACTATTAAAAGTCTTACCTAAAGCTCTATCATAATAAGGTCTATCGTACTTAGGGAAATATATCATCTCTCCTCTAGCGTCACGATAGTTCTGGTCTTTAAGAATAATCTGTTCTTCGTTCTTATATCCAGCACCTATAACTGCATGTTCTCTTTTTTTCTTTTCTGAACATTTCTCATCTAGTTCAGCATTATATTCTTCTTTCTTAGTTATTGTATATACGAAAACAGCATCTTCTCGGTCTTCATACAACAAACCAGTATTTATGCCTTCTATATACTTATTACTTGTAGGGAGTATCTTAGCGAACTCAACACCTTCGTTATCAAACAAACTCTGTATAACAGTTTCGTGAATTGGTTTATGATCGTAACCTTTACGTTCATGTATATAATATACTGTATCTCCTACTATCATATTTGACTTGCCTCCGATAATGCTTGCTGTTGACTTGGTGCTGGTGCACCTTCTTGTGCACGCAACTGGTTTGTATCGCTACCTGCAGTAACTCCTCCTGGACCGCCACCTAACGCACTATTAACTATATCTTGTGGGATTAGTCCTGGCGTCTGCTGACTTACGTTCTGGATGATCTTACTTACATCAACGAATATTTCAGGTGATGTCTGTAGCCACCTACGTAATATCTCAGCTAAATCAACTTTCTTGCCTTGCTGTTGCATTAACGCAATTATATCTGTACGTCCTAATATACTAATTAGGTTTTCTATACTCTTACGTACAACTGCATTATCCATCTTTTGTGTACTACCGACGTTAATAGTAAACCTATATTCACCTTCAGCTAACTTCTGGCTCATAGGACCGTCTATTTCAGGTAACCAATCGTATACAGGTAAACCTGTTTCTTGGTTAATACCACTTTCACCAGTAATAAGTTCAAGTTCTTCTAAATCAACGAACTGTCTTATGATCTGCCATAACTTCCTTGCTTGACGATTATAGAACTTTTCAACTGATTGTGACATATCAGATAACCGTACTGTCTGCCCGCCCTGTTCAATAGTTGCTTCTGTAGCTGTATTAGCCTTAGAAACACCAGTTAACTGAGCTTTTGTTATACCTGACTGGATAGTAGCTATATTAAGTATCTCGTCATTTAAAGCCTTTAAATCAGCTTTAAACTGTGTTAACGAAATCTCTGTAACTGCTTCTCTAGGTGGACCGCTAAACTCTACTACAGCACCTATATCGCCATGTAACAACGTATTCTTAGCTTGTACACCAGCTAATTTAGTTTCATCAACACCGATCTTAGGTACGAAACTGTCAACTTGTGTAAGTATTGCGTCTACAGTAGATGTAAACCTGTCTTGTAGAGGCTTTAACTTAGATAATTCACTTAGTTTATAATATGAATGTTCGTGACCACCGAAATCTAACTCGTCAAGTTGCCATTCATCCATTTCATAAGGACTTAAATCATGGTAATGTTCTGTGAACTTACCTGCCTGTCCAGCATCTTTTGTTATTACTAATATATAAATACCGTTAGGTTGTCTATAATGAACTTCATATAACTGTACGGTCTTATACTCGTCTAACTGTGACATAGATACTTGGTCACGTTGATGTAGACTCTTAGGAAACTCTGGTTCTCCACCTTGTAAATCAGCAGTGTTCTTATACTTAGGATTACTTTTCATTGAATCTACAGTCTTCTCAACTACGTGTGACCACCATAAAGCTTTATCTAAACTTGCTGCTCTAGGATCTACTAATATATTAAATGGTGATATATACTGTACATAAGGACGTTCTGCTATTATCTTCTGGTCAATATCAGGTTTAATAACCTTTTCTTTTTCAGTAGGTTTCTTTAACCCAACTGCTTCTAATGCTTTATCGACCTTAGATTTCTTTTTCTTTGTAGATTCGTCAGGTATATCAACACCGAACTTGGTTGCGTAACCTATTTTATAGTACCCTTTTCCTAACACATACGCATCCCAAACAGCTTTTTGGTTTTCTGTATCTATCTCTAGCTCTTTATAATAATAGTTTAATATGTTTGCTACTAAAGGAGCAGTATCTTGGTCAGCACGCCGTTTAGGTAGGATTGATACTGTAGGGTTCTTAAAAGATAATGAGGGAACTACATTCTTAGTTAACGCATGGAATAGGTTTAACGTAGCTGTTGAATCGTCGCCAGTCTCTACGTTGTCTATATATCCTAAACCCCATCCTTTTTCAAAATAGTCTATATTTTCTCCTGCTTTCCATCGTTTGTCTCTACGATACTCTCCAAACTCAGAGTCACGGAACCCTTCAGCAAGAAGTAATTCTGTTCTCCATTTTGAAATGTCTGAAATTTTAGGCATGATTTTTCCTTATTTTATTTTTCCAGGTTTCTGTGGATTACCTATCTTAGAACTTACTTGCAAACATTCACATTTAACTACAGGTACTTCTTTCTTAACTACAACTTCTTTCTTAACTTCTTTTCTTTTATACATCTTAGTTCTCCTTAACTTAGTATTGTTTGTATATAACGTCGTTTACGTCTTGGTCGCATTCTCTGCATATCGTTATGCTGTTCAACCCATTTCTCCTCTAACCACGCAGGAGAATTTTTAGGGTTCTTCTCTTTCTCTGCTAAACCACCTGTCCGTACTATATGAGGCTGCCAACTTAAAGCATCAATTAAATCGTTTGGTTCCGGCATGTGACTTGGTGTATACTGTAACATCTGGTACGCTAAATCACTAAACTCAGATTTCTGGGTTTCTACAGACTTACCTGGAAACAGTAAATCACCTCGTTCGTGATACGGTGCTAACGAATCTATTCTCATCTTCTTGCCTTCACCTTTACGCCATCTTGTTTTAAATTCTTCAATATGGAACGAAGGGAACCCTAGATTCATCTTTTCTGTTGATAACCTATTCTCTAACTCTCTCTTTAACATACCACGAAAGAAAGTTGTTTCTATACCAAATATCCTGAAATGGTATTTATAGTGCATCCTGATTATCCAATCTACTTGATCGCTAATTGGACAATGCTGTCTATTCAACAACTCTAGGATATGTATCTTACCTAAACTATCAGTACCGCAAACAGTTCCTGCCGTATAATCTTCCCCTTCTCCTGCTGGATCGATCGTACCTGTTATATATAACGTATCATAAACACCGTCTTTAACTGGATTCTTTGCTGGTCTTAACCTACCGTAAAAGTCAAAGTCGTCGTGTTTAAACATTGCGTATTCATCGTCAACTGGACTGTTCTGATATAGACAACTAAATACATAAGATCCTTGAGATTTCTTCTGTTCACTTAAGAACTTTTCAGTTAACGAGTTCTCGCCACAGTTATCAAATAAATACTTCTTTCCTACAACAGCTTTACGGATAAACACTCCCATAAAGTCACGTTCTTTATTTTCTTCTAACAACCGTCCGTACGCATCACCGAAATGCCATCTAGTACCGATAACTAAAACCTTTCCTTTAGGAGTAAGTAAAGATAAAGATTTCTTATAGCAGTCATACGTCTTATCCATCTGGGCTTTTGTAGTTACATTAACGTCAGATACTATATCGTCAAAGATGATCTTATCGTAATGCATACCGACCTTTGAACTTTCAATACCACTAGTATCTACATTAGGTTCTACATGCCCGCCTTGACGTTTACTTATAATAATCTGGCTTTCGTTCCACTTACCTTTATGAGCTTCTGTTTCCCATTTAGGAAAGAACTCTCTAAACCGTGAATTAGTGGCTTTACCTTCAATATGGTTCTTAATACCCTGTAAAAAACCCTGTGCTTTAGTTGCGCTATCGCTATATATAAGGATTCTCATACTAGGGTCTCTAATTAAATCCCATAAAGCATCACCTTGGTCTGCTATACAAGACTTAAACGTGAACCTAGGCATCATTATTAACTTAAACCTATGTGGATCGTCTTGAATGAATTGACAAAGAGCATAATGTTCTTCGTTCATATCCCAATGACCAAGAACAACTTCGTTAAAATAATGAAAGTCGCACTGTACCTTTGCGTAAAACTCTATCTTTTCTTCCCTTGACATTTCGTCAACTGGTTTAGGGTCTTTGTACTTTCTCATGTCTCCTTTTCGCCAATAAATACGGGTTCTTAGCTTCTTCTTCTTTTTCAGCTTTCAACCCGCCATAGACCAATATTAGGTTATAGACTTTATCGCCTTTATATATCTTAACGATCTCACCGTTATCTGCACGTTGTAAATAATTCTCTAGTTTAGTTACGGTTTTCCATGTTTCTTCTGATTTGCTCATTAATTAAATCACTCTCTATTTCAGTAACGTTATTATGCGTTACATCAGCTTTTGTTTCTGATTTCGTTGGTGCTTTATTACCAGTAACGTCAAACCATAAGTTTAAAGCTTTAATCTCAGCTTCTTTCTTAACTTTTCCGTTAAGGATCTCCATAGCACCATCAAGATCTAACCCGTTCTTAGCACTAATCTTATTTATCTCGTTTTGTATCTTTTTATTATTCATTAACTCATATCCTTTACATTTAACCCTATCTTTTGTATACGTATCTTTACCCCAAACGGTTTTAACAGCTTCTTTTGCGTTACCGCCGTTCTTTATATATTCCTGACAAAACTGTTTATGCATTGGTCGTAATCGTTTCACTCGTAAACACTGATTCCTTTCCTTGTTCAAAAATATCTTTTAACACTTCTTCATAAAACATTGCCATCTTATCTGTAACTTTATAATGATGACTCTCGTTCTTATGGCAGTTAAAACATAACCCAACTGCATTGAATATTGAATGTATAAACAAAGGGAACTTGTTTCTATTAACCTTTGTATTACTTAACCTATGATGTATTGAATGTATTTCGTTAATACATCCTATACAGAAATAGTTCTGTGCTTCTAATACCTGCTCTTTAACTTCGTTACTAAACGTCATATTTTATCCTGGTACTGGCGAAGGAACTACGGCAGAAGAACCTCTAGGAAAAAAGCTGTCTCTACCGAACCTACGTCTCATGGCTTTAACGAACTCATCTTCTTCGTCATCGTCATCTTCCCTCAACGCACTTTCTGGAATTACCATTATCGGTAATCCAAAAGCTAATTGTTTTAATATTGCATCTGTTAATAAACTCATTGTTGCTCCTAAGTATTTGTTACAAGTATAATATCAAACCCTGCGTGTGGATGTCCATCTTCGTTAACAGAACCCGTTACACCCGCACTTATTTT